GCCTGCAGAGAAGGTAGTTCTTTCCTTGAACTAAGGGTGACGGGCCGCCGGCGTCGCAACCGGCTAATCGTCCGCTAACATCCATGTCAGCGTTACCCAACGTACATCGTACGTTTTACCAGGCATCGGCATATCCCACGTTGGGGTATACCTACGCCGCTTCTTGAAAGTTATATCCATCCTTGGATTATAACGATCGTTCCTCAAGTTTCCCCGAAGAAAAGCCAAGACGAGCGCGTCGTAGTTAAACTGGTTTTTACCAGCCACTACAAACCCGTCACCGATAGTAACATACTGAATATTAGGTTCGTAGCATTCATATAGAAAGCCACAAGCTCCGATATCCTTGTGTACTACACTCTTGGCACCGTACTCAAGGGCAATATCTAGAGGCAACTGTACACCTGACTCCTCATTTTCAAACAGTGGGATGCTGACCAATTTCGGTCCAAGCATCTTTCTGAAGTACTTGAGGGTATAAGTGAGATGTACTTTATGCCGCATAGACCATGCCATGAGACGATTAAGAAGGGAAAACTTGTCCTGCAAGGTCTTGTACTCTTTCAAGTACACAGGCCTAACGTTGATACCTAAATGGTAATCATAGCCGCAGGATTCGCGAAATGGACCATGCGTGAAAGTCTTTTCGTCGTTAGCTCGGAAACCGAGAACGGCAAGAGTTTCAATCACTAAAGGTGCTGCTTGTGCCAGGACGATTATATCATCCCCAAATACGCCGAAGTTCCCAAGTCTTTTAGACCTAGGGTATTCGAGGCGTATGTCAAGAAGCTCATACACGGACCGAACAATGGAGGCAAAGATGTAAGTTTGTAGCGGAAATGTAAATCCGTTACCCATCGATGCCACCATATGCAAGGGTACAACTTCCCCATTTGGGAGAGTTGTAACAGGCGACCTTGTAGCCTTAAGCCAACCGACTACTTCTTTTGGAAATAGCCAATCGACAAGAGCTAATGAGATCGAATCTGACGCTGAACTGAGGTCAATCGTGGCAAACATGCCAGAAAGAGACCCAAGCCGTGCCAGCTCACCATTCTTGTCGGGTTGTAACGGGAAATCCCGTTCGCCACTATAACAAATGCCATAGCGGTTGTTTAACAACCTTTCGAAAACGGCGCCGATACCTTTCTGGAACATCATGTTCAGCAAAGGTTCAGTGCAAATTGTTCTGGAGATTTCGCGGTTTTTAGGAACCGTTGAAAGAGAACTTCCCTCTACTATATCAGACAAACCTGCAATCGTGCTTCGGCAATTCTCAGCCTCAGCCCAACGAGGTCTCGTCGATATAAACTGTTGATACAGTTTGTTTAGACCATGATCCGTAGAGCTCATGCGACCGGTTCCCACCTTCGAATAGAAGGAGGTATCCTTGGCATGAACTGAAGCACCCGGACCAACATCAACACATTGGAAGATGCTAGCCGTGTTCAAGATACAGTCTTGGCCCTTGTACATGTCTCGATAGACATTGTACTTTAGGTTAGATAGTATGAACGTAACGTGCTCCGATAGGTTAGAAGGTATCTCGAAATCTTTCATCCGTTTGTTAACGGCTAGAAATTTCTCGATGGCAGCAGTATCCGCATTGGATCCTGTTGTGATTTCCTTCTTGAGGAAAGTCCGCGCGAGATACTGGCATGCCAGTTCCCGTCCGGAGGCCTCAGGGGGTGCGTCGACCGAAAGGTCGATTTTCCCGACAACCTGTTCTAGGTCTTGTAGAAGTGCGGTGAAAAGAGCAGTTGAACCCAACATACATTTCTCCTACTATGTGGCATCTCTAACGCCACTGTGAATTAGAGGACCCCAGTTACCACTGTGTCACCGACACCAGCAGATTGCTGTAGGAGTACACCGAAGTGTGCCGATAAAGCAGCGCGAATCGAATTCGCATCAGCTGTATCAGCACCTGCCGGGATATCCAGGGTGGTAGTAATAATACAAATGGCAGCCGGTTGCCCGGCCAACGGGATCACACCCTTACGGGTGATCACCTTTGTAGTATTTTTAGGAACACTCTTAATCACATTCGTCACCGGATTTGGTGACGGAAGGAGTCTCATTGTCTTTGGACGAACCGCAGTGATAGTGAAAGGTGAGGAAATCGAGTGGGCTGTTACACCCGCTTGAGTCCCTCCCAGTCCCGTAATGGCGATCTGGTAACCGTTCACATCCGGCGCAATGTCCTTGACATGAAAGTATGATGGTGAAGTCAGGCCAGTCTGAGCAGAGCCTGGTATGGGCGACGTGGGTACAAAAGCCATGAGTTGCCTCATATAAAGTGTGTTAAATGAAGTACGGTTGAAGAGATTTATGTGTTGCTGCCAATGCTGCCAAATTGATCCACTTTTGCGGCGATCCCGGAAGGGAAACCTGTAAAGTAGGAACAAGAGGAGTAGATGGGCCTCGCGACATAGACTTCTTCGTAACCGAGTATGATCCGCCTTGTGAACTACCTATCCAACCAGGTTGGCGAGCTTTGTGGTACAAGTTGTCATGAAATATCTTCTCAGATAATTCAGTACGACTAACCCATGTAAGCCCCGACTTGTCGAAAAAGGTGGCCTCGAGAATATCGCCAACATTGACGAAATAATCGACAAGGAACGAGTACGGTATTAGGTTGTAGATTGTGGGTACAAACTCCTCAGGTGTAAACCCGAAGATATGCATCGCATTCTCCAATGTAGGACCAGTAGCCGTCGCCGAGACACCGCCCTTAATAATAACCGTGTCCTTCGTTGTAACGAAGGTCTCACGTGTACCTAGATTGAATCCAGATACATTGAAGTTATTTTGGGTGGGTTCTGACGAAGCAGTATATTGTCCGAAACCTTTTACCGACGCAAATCTAGTATCTCCGTGGATTAATCTCGCCAGACCTTCGGCACCTGCCTTACAGTCTGAAATGAGAGGAAGCCACCCGAATGAGGCTTCTAGCCAGGATTTGGCTAAGAAGTTATCGGCTTCACGTCTAGTACGGAAAGTACCCCTACGTCCTTTGAGACGGTCGAGGTACAAACTAGCTTGTGCAAAGAGAGCTTTACTAGGATTCCTTATCATGTTCAAAGTTTCACGGAGTTCTCCAAGGAAAACACCGCCAGACAATGAATTATACTGCGCTTTCGCGTCGTGTATAAATGACATGATGGCACTATTCGATGCTGAGGAAAGATCAGAGGATGGCGCAGCATAGAAGTCTGTAGGGTCTGGATAACGAAGAATTCTGCCTTGAAAAAAGGCATTTTCCTTGTTAACATCCCCTGGACCACATTTGCTGCGGAAGTCATACGTAATAGGCACAGCCTTATTTACAATATAACCACTTCGAGTGTATGAGGTTGTGGCGTTAATGCCGCGTCTCACTTGGTCCCTCCAACGTGGGTTTTGTGAACCTGAACGTTGTCCGTCGTAAATAACCAACGAAGTAGTCTTCGATCTGACAGGTATTAAAGACCCGCATGATAGACTAGTACTCTCCGTTGAATCTTCAAGACGATGTGGGATATTCTCGATCATCTTAGTCTCCAGTTTTCTACAATTAAGGGGATCGACTTAACTGTCGAATTCCGGGTCACGCGAGAGCGTG